AATAACTTTAAAGAAACATTATGCCAAAACTTCTTTGCCCAATCTGATTTAGCATTATTATATGCTTTTTTAGCATTATATATTTGTCTGGTTCCTTTAGTATTGTATATTCTTTTTATATCTTCACTGGTTAATGACATATTACTATTATACTATAATGCTTGTTTATTGTCAAGCGTTTACGATAGTTTTTCTGTTGCAAGGAAAACTATCAAACCCCTAGCAGACTATGCTGCTAATGAGAAACTATTAAAGTTTTCATTTATTGTATAACAGTACGGTGTTAGCGATTAATCTCCTAGAAGTTTTACCTAATGGTCGATTCTAGTTCCACCCCTTTAAAGCACATTTAAAGATAGCGTAACAGCTCTATGTGCTTTAAAATGGTGGAGTGGCTGGGTATTGCACCCAGGTCCCTACTAGCTATTGTCTTCTAATCAACGACTAATTCTTTTAAGATTCTATCTTTTCTGATACATCTATGTAATCATACAGTACAGCCAATACACATTTTTCACTTTGACCAGGTGTTTCAATTGTTCTTATAATGTGACCTTGTATTTCTTTTGAAGCATAAGTCATTTCTGCATATACAATATCACCTTTTGGGCTTCCATCTATTCTACCAAATGCAATTGCTACTTCAACATAATTGCCTCTCTTTAAAAGATCGTTTACCTCATCAATAGGACCACAGAATGTTGGCATTTGTAAAATGTTCCATGGATAATTTAATAGGACTTTTGGTCCTGCTTGTGCGTTTACAAAAAATATTATAAAATAAAGTCCACATATTATTTTTACTATCTTGTTCATGTGTTGTTTTTCCTTCCGTTTTAGTACTTCGGTTCTCACCAGGTGTACAATAGGGTTCAAATACCTTGTTCATTAAATTTGAAACTTCTTATGAAATTCCTCTATAGCTGGTTTTAGTAGAGGTAAGTAGTCCTTTTTATCTTTTACAAATGTTTGTGTTGAACCTTCTTCAGTTACAATCAATATAACAATTTGATCTATTGATTTACCATATCGTTCTTCAAACATTTCACAATAGGCAGAAGTCTGAATAAAATAGTTCTCTACCCATTCTTCTTTTTTATCTTTAGTAGATGTTTTAAAATCTATTACTGATAACTTACCATCATATTCTGCAATACAATCAACTCTACCTGCAACTCCCCATTTATCACTGAATAAAGCACCTTCTTGCATTACTATATTATTTATCTTATCTAGTTCACTTTTTAGAATGGTAAACAGCGCTGTAGGTAATACTGCTTGTTGCGTTAGTTCTTCGTTGTTAAGGTAGTTTTCTGTCAGTGTATGTACGGCTGTGCCTCTTTTAGCTGCATTCCTCATTATAGTATTCGCAACTTGCTCACCTACTGATTGACGCCATCTGGCGATACCTTCATTACCTCTTGCCGATAATACAGTTGTTATCGAGGGTAGTTTTTCACCATTAGGTAAAACATAAAATCTTTTACCCTTTATGGTTTCTGTTTGTAATTCTGCCTGTTTCTCTACTGGTTTATGAGTAAAGCTTTTAGGTTTATGGTTCTTTTTAAAGTATTCATTTAATTTATTCATTATATAATTATATCACTATTACAGTGAAATGTAAAGCACTATGTTCCCTTTTTAGCGTACATATCAATTATCTCTGCTTGTGTGGCATTTCCAAGAGTTCAGTTGGGATTATAGTCAACATATTGAGTCTTACCGCTTTCATCACGGAATGCTCTTAATGTTTGTTTTCTATTATCTGTTGGACCTTTGTATGAACAATGAATCCAACCGCTATTAGGTTCTTCTGGATTATGAAATTCCAATATTAGCTGATCATAGTCTAAATTTTTAATAATCCATACTGCTAATTCAGCATTTGGCACTCCAAAGATTTCAAAATCAGCGGCTTGGCCTTTAGTGTGCTGTGAATTTATTGATGATCCTATTGCTAAACACAATTCAGGACCTCTAAAGCCACTTGAAATAGTTACAGGTGTAGCATAATGATCTCGAACAGGTTGAAGTATATTCTCACATAACTTTTGTAAGTTCGTAATTTGATCGTCATTAGGATTATTATTAAGTCCTTTACGTTCAGCGGTTTGACTTGCAGTAATCTCTTTTAAACTAAAATTTTTGCTTAATTTCATTTGATATCCTTCTAAGATGATTGATAATTTTTGTTAACCACGAGTAATAGCAATGATTTTCTTTAATTGTGCTTCAATTACTTGTGCTCTATTTGGCCAGTGAATATAGGCCTCTGGTGATTTTGCTAATTTAATTAGTAGAGGTATTATAAGTTTTTCTAATTGTTTAAAGTCTTCTTTGTATTCTTTACCAAGATTGTCTTTTCTCAAATCGTACTCATCATCCATTTGCTTCTTAGCAATTTCTAATTCTGTTTCGTTCTTGGCAACAACTGTTTCTTTAGTTTCATTCGTTGCTCTCAATAATTTATCTAGTTTACTTTCTAGTCTATTGATAATCTCACTAGATACAACTTTTCCCACACCATCAGCTGTCGCCTTGACAACTTCTTTTGTAGCGTCTGACTCTGCCTTACTTTCTGTTGCTGGTTTCTGTTTAACTGAGGTAAAACCCCAATCTCCGTCAGCATCAAATCCGTCTAAAAAATCAAAATCTGCCATACTAGTATTTATACATTCTTCCCTTGTTTCTTACGTCTATGTTTGTGTATTATCTTGTCAATTTGTGTGTCTTTTACTGTTCTTTTACGATATTGTGCCGCTAAATTACTTGCTGGGTGTGCTTCAGATACTTTCGATAGCACTTCTTTCCAACCACTATCAGCTTTACCATCTAATGTTCCTACACCTGATACTATGTTCATTCTTGTAGGTGGTAATAGTATAATATGTTGTTGTTTAATAAACTCTTCCATTTCTGAAATAGTCATTAAGTCTGTATATTCTTTTTTAGTTTTTTTATTGTAAAAATTATAAGTTGGCATTATTTATTCCCTCACTATACCATTCAGGTATACTTGTTTTCCATGTAGCAAAATCTTTCTTGTATTTAACATAGTAATCTCTATAAGCAGTAATACTATCTTTATTCTTTACATCATCAGGCATTGCTTGTGTGGGTTGATTAAAAGGAATATTTAGGGGAATATTTTTAGGGGGGTTTCTTAACAAATCTTTTAATACAACATATGATTTATGATCTTTACCGTATCTTATATTAAATTCTTTATGTAGATGAGACCACATCTGATACAGCCATTGATAGTTGTAAGCATTGTTTCTAACCCATACTGCACTAGGGTGATGTAAATGACACGCCTTGTAAACAGTTGCTTCTTCGTTAGTATTTTCTAGTTTAAATCTGGTTACTTTTCTACCTGTCTTTGATTTAGCAATATACTTGATACCATCAAGCATTCTATGAGCAGTTGACATTAACTGAGCATACTCAATAAGCATTTTAACAACGTGTTTGTCTAGATGCATTTCAGCACAAACTTTTGGGTCTTTGTCTAGGTAAAATATATTCATTATATTATTAATTTAGTATTAATGGACCAAATAGAATTAAGATTAACATTATTGGCACAACTACTGTCATTGGCCAGAAATCTAGTAAATCTAATATTTCATTTTCTAATATTATTTTTTTTGTTTTTCTTTTCATATAAGTTTTATCAGTATGATTACTTGAAGACACAATATCGCAATAGGAACTATCGTTCTGATTAATTCCATTGTGTGATTGTATTCATCTAATTTTCTTTCAAACTTGTTTCTTTTTGTTTTCATAGTATATTATAACACATTTAATCTGTTTTGTCAACCTTATACATTGTATATTTTAGTGTAAGTTCTTCGTCTTTTTTAACTTCTTTTATAGTTTTAAGATGCCATCTATATATTTTAACTTCTACTCTTTCACAATTTGGATCTTCTGAATGATTAACATGACCACCAACAGGAGTTCTAATAATCTCACGTTTTTTAATATTATACATATTCTCTAATACTAAATGCATCATACCTAGATCTGTATTTTTAGGAATATCTTTAACTGCAAATAATCCTAAGCCATGAATAGGGCTTGATTTAATTGTAACTGATTCTGGTAAAGGTTTATAATTCATTTTTTTTCTCTAGTGTTCTTATTTCACCAATCACTCTTATAACTCTTGTGTCATAATCTTTTGTAGTAGAAAATTTATCAAGTGTTTTAATTAATTCAATTGGGTCTTTAGTTTTTTTTCTTAATTGTCTAAATTCTTTATAAGCATTATGATTGTTTAATAAATCAACATAATATTTTACACTATTACATTTACTAGTAAAAACTTTTACACCCCAACCAGGCCATTTTTTAACACCAATTAGTAATAAGTGTGGTGAATCTTTTGACCAAGTTCTAATGCCAAATAAGTTATTGCCTTCTGTTGCAAATCTACTTGTACCCCAACCAGACTCTAACGCAGCCTGACCTATAATCATTTCATAAGGTACTCTTAAATTTTTAGGTGTAGTGAAGTTTATATAGTTAATACACTTATGCATTACTTTTACAAATTCAATATCAGTAGCATAAATAAAATCAGGTTCTTGTAAATCCATTTTTTTAATTCTACTTACATAAACTGCATCTATTTTGTTTGAAATTTTTACAACTGTTTTTTGATTTGGATAGTATGTACCGACAGCAAATAAACTTAAACCAAAAACGATTAAAGCAAAAACTATCTTAGCATAAAACCAAGTTATATCTAGTATATGTTCTTTTTCTTTTTTATTAGGCATATTAATTTCCATTTAATTTTTTAGTAGTTAGGCAATATTACCATCTTTAACTATAACTTTCAGGTCTTTAATAGTTTTATTTTTATCCATTGTTAAAACATAGTATTTGAATTTAACTTTATGTTCGTTAGATGGACCAACCCAATCAACATCATACTCTCGTTGAAAGGTCAATATGCCTTTTAGATATAAACTTACAATATCTTCTAGGTTCTTTTCAAATTTTTCTTTAGGTATTTGTGGAGTTTTAAACTGCCCATTACCTTTTACAAGTTGTTTTACAATTTCTTTTTGTTTAGCATTTAGTTTCATAATGTATTTATAGTCCTTTTTTTAGTGTTATACTAGTTGTAATTCTACTAATTTATCAGAAATCCATTCAGCTGGATCACCAGTTCTACATTTTACGATACCGTATGGTATATCACCTGAGCTCATAAAGTATTCATATAAATCTGAATATACTTTTGATTCGGGATCAGTTATAGTTTCTGTGTCTGAGTTTAATAGATTGTGTTTGATTAGTATTGTTTTTACTTCTTCTTTTTCTGTTTTCATAATATGATATATTATAACACAGTTTCGGCACAAAGTCAAGCAAATACCACATAAAAAAACCCCTATAAATCAACTTTAGATTGAAATATAAGGGTCTTTTGGGGTGTCAATAGTGACGTTTTTTAGTTCTTTTTCATAAAATTATCGTCCCAATTGAACGCTTCTTTTACTAGATTGGCTGTAAGCCCTTTATACTGATTGTTAACTTTTTTATCTTTAACTGCACATAAAAATGTAGCTTCTTCAGCAGATAGTCCTTCTAACATCTGAACAAAAATTAATTCTCTTTTCTTGTCAGTTAAAGTATTATCTCCACCTTTTGTGAAAAGATACAATCTTTTTGCTTCTTGACTTAATAAAGTATGGTCAGTTCCTATTGGAGCAGGATTTGGTGTGTAAGGAACATCTAGTCCTTTTGGTAGTAACCATTCAATATTAGGATCAAATGCACCTTTTAAAACTTGTCTTAAAGATATTGAATCATTATCTTGCAATACTTTTAATTTTCTAGGTTTATCTTTTGCATTATTCACCTTATTAGCAATTTCACTAAACAATGCAGGTACTACTCGACCTGAGTCTGCTAGTGCTTGCATTCCTCTTCTACTTGCTAATGCTGGGTGTGATACTGTTTCTGTATGTACTTGATTTTGACTTTGCGATTGTTGTTTTACCATATCGGGATTTGCAATAGTCCCATCTGGATTTCTTCTAATTATAACCATTTTTTTCTCCTTAACAGTTCTTTTGAAATCTAAAATTCGTCAATGACTTCAATTAAAGTTTTAAGTTTTTTGTTTATGAAATAGCCTAGTATTTTATCTCTAGTTGCTGGTTCAATATTTTCAAACTCACGATTTATCTTGTCTTCTAATTCTTTAGGAACACAATTCAAATCTATTAATATTTTATTTCTTTCGTAGTTCTTCTGTTCTTGTTCGTTAAAGGTAGGTACTAACTCGTTGCACCATGCCTCTATCTTTTTTTTACTTAAAGGTGTTTGTCTTCTACCTTCAATAAAAACATTGTCGTCTGATAGTACGTTTGGTATGCCATCGCTTCTATCACCTTTTAGTATATGCTCTCTAATATATAGACTTGGATTTTCATCTTG